CCATTCCTGTGCTAATTCTTTAACTGGTATAAGTAACTCTTTAACACGATTAAAGACGTCTTGTATTTTTGGTGACCAGCCCTCAAATTTAGTTATTAGCCTGCCGGTAACGTCCGCCATTTTTTCAGCGATAGGTAACAACACTTGTCCCAGCGTTATGCCCAAATCTTTTATACGGGCGTGCAGTATTCTTTGGGTGTTGGCAAGTCCCTCAGATGTCCTTTTGAAGTCGCCGGTAGATCCTTGCTCGCCTAGTTGTTGCATGATAAGGCTATGCCGTGCCAGTATCTTCTGACCTTCGGTCAATTCCTCACCCTGCTCTATAAGACCCATATTTAAGCCTTCAGTTTCGACAGCGGCGGCATTCATCAACACGCCAATAGATTGCAACGGCTCTACGCTACCCCTAAGCCCAGCATTAAGTTTTTCTAATGCTTCTTCAGGTCGTAAATTATTAAAACTAGCTACGTCCGCTGACAATGTAACTAGGTCACTAGCAAAGCCTGATAAATCGTCACCAGTCAAACCGGCGGCTTTACCAAACACACCAAACGACGACGACGCTTCAAGGAACTCTGCGCGTGATAATCCTACTTCCGTAGCGGCGCTTTTGGCGGCTGTTTCTATGCCTTTAGCGGCATCACCGAATATTTGATTTGCTTTAGATAGTGATTCTTCGAAGTCAACTGCTAAACCTATGCTTTTAGCGCCCAAACCAGCGAATGCGGCACCAGCGGCGACGCTGAACTTACCTATTTGTTTCGTAACGTTGCCCAGTGATTGTGTGGCTTTGCCTAAAGCTTTGCGTAACGGTTTGCTGTCACCTGCTACAACTACGTTAATGATGCTTGTTTTTTTAGCCATTTATAAGCCTGCCTTACGCTGTATTTTCTTAACACCCTTAAAGTAGGCGTCAAATACTTCGCCCCTGCGTTGGTCTAACGCGTCATAAAGGAACGGTTGCGGCTTTATACCTCTTGCTGGAAATCCAAAGTGTATGACGCCTGCATACGGTACCCGTTTGAAACCTGCCCGCACCCTACCTGCGGTTTTAGTTCCTGCTGGGCGTATCGTATCAGCTAGATTACCTGTGCGTCGTGGCACTATGTCTTTCGCACGTTCAGATACCATAGTAGCAACGTCAAGGTTAAGAGTTTTTAGGTCTTCTAGGTCGTCCCCCATACGGCGTAGCTCTCTGCGTAATTCCTTGACGCCTGTCGCTTTTATACTTTGTGCCATGTTACCTGTTTCGCTTACTTGCTCTTTCTCTCTCTTTTTGTATGTCGTTGTGTGCCATTGTTAACGCTCGTAACTCGTACGGGTCGCATTTCAAAAGCTGTGTATAAGGTTGTCTGGTGATGAGCGCTAACCGAGCGATTGTATAGGCTGTTGCTCGCTTGTTAAAAAATCGGGTTCACTCTCCACCAGTGTTATATCTTGCACTTCGCTACTTACCCACTCATCAAACATTTTTACTACTCTGCCTGATTCACGGGTGCCGGTCCATGCAAGCCAACATATATGCTCAATGCTGGGATCGTTACTGAATGCGCCTGCTAGCGTTGTCTTGAATTCACGCTCGAATGCTATTGCTGTCTTTAGGCTTATTGACACTGTGTACGCGTCGCCTTCCGGCGGTTGTACCTGTAGCCTTATGTCGGAACCTAGCATCTTATTAGCTCGTTGCCTTCGTAATCGCACCAGCAATTTGCCAAGACACAGAATGCGTTGCCAATTCGCCGATTGAACCGTTAAGCGTGTCCCATTCCGTTACTACAACATTAAATGTGTAACTAGGGTTGGTTGCGCTTACTGATGCGTCTACTGGTTTGACTACTACAGCGGTTGTTGTACCAACTAACGGGAATATTGTTGCTTCTGTCTTCGACGCCGCAAAATCAGCGTTAAAGTCAATATCTACCGTGCCGTTTGTCAATCCGCCTATAAATGTCCGCGCTGTGTCTCCCATAGCGGTTGTTTCTAAACTGTCGGCGCTTTGCGACAACGTCACGCTGGTAACGTAACTGCTTAGATCAACGCTGTTAATGGTAACGCTTGCGTTGTTTAGCATAAATTCTGCCATTGTTTACTTATCCTTTTTTGTTGTAGGGTTTGTTTCTTTCAAATGTCCACCCTGTTTTAGGGCTTCAATATTTGCGCCTGCTAACTGCTTATCTGTTACGCTGTCGCCTTTTTCGTGTCCAACAAGGTTATCACTGGTCACTTCGTACTTGCTCATAATTCTCCTTTATACCAAAACTTCTAAATCTAACTGTACGCCCAAGTATAATGCCTCAGAAAATGTAATGGGTCCATAGTTGCGTGCATTCGTGACGGTAACGCTTTTACTTTCCCCGCCTAGTGTCTGGTCTGCTTCTAACGCCGTAGGCACCGTCACCAAATAATCATTAAGTAGTTCTTGATTTGCTGTACTCTCGAAACGTTGCGCCGCTATCACAATATCAAACCGGCACGTTGCTAGCCCGGCGGCTACAGTGCCCATAGCTTCATGAAACGTGATCGCAGTGTTACTGGGCACAACTATAGCGCAAGGTGGCGTTAAGAAGTCTGGTACGAAGTCATAAATAGTTACAAATGCTTGTGGACTGCTGACAGCTTCTAACCGTGTTTTAATGCCTGCCCTAATGTTGTCGTAATTCACGACTATGCCGCCGCCGGTAGTTTCAAGCCCCTAAGTAACGCTATAACTTCTGGGTCTGTTCTCGAAATACGAACAAAGCCGACGTCTACGCTACCAGCCTGAAAGCCTAGCGGACTGCTACGACGCTGATACAAGCGTGCCGCTATCACTAGCGCACATTGCTTTACCTGATCGGGTATCGCCATGGCATAACCATAAAACGCCGTTACCTGCACCGTAGGACGCCCGTAACGTCCCCTAGTGTATGAATCACCATCTACACGCCTAATAACCCTGTATGGGGCTGTGTTGCCGTCTAGCACGTAATCTGTTGTGATTGTTAGTGTTGTGTCGTAGGTGCCGTCTAGGTTTGTGTCTTCTTTAACGATCAAACCGTCAGTTTTAGCAATATCGTCAACGTATACGGTGTAATCGTCGTATGGCACAAATACTTTAGCGGTAGCGCTACTAGGTACTACGAATGTGCGCCCTGTTATCTGGTCGATTTCGGCTTCTGCCGCCCCTATAGCGTTATCTATCGCCGTGTCTTCTGACGATGTACCTGAGGGTATGCCAAGATATGTTTTTACTAAGGCTTGCGTTGTATAGTTTGGCATAGCCTACTTCTTCTTCGCAGATGCCTTCTTAGCAGGTGCCTTTTTAGCTGGTGCCTTTTTTTCTGGTTTGCTTACCCGGCTAGGTGCTTGTTTTTCCCATAATGATTTTGACATTGTGTTCCTTTCTGAGAGGTGAGAGACGGCACCGGCTACCAGTGCCGCCCCTCAAGACTCAATGTTTAACTAAAAGGTTGGTGAAACCAAGCCAGTTCCAGACAGCATACTCACACTAGCGGGGTATCTTCCCCCAATGAAGCATGCATACTGATATGCAACAAGCGTTACTGTGAGGTTTAAGCCTGCTGTTTGGTCCATTCTTACCATTACTGGTTGTGTGTTGTCTTCAAATAGGAGCATATCGGCACGTCGAACAATAAAGATTACGTCTTCGTTGCCGCCTGAACCGCCTGACGTTGTGACCTTGCCTGATGTTACTACTGGCAGACCTGCAATGCTGGCGCCTGTGACACCGTACCCTGCAACTGGTCCGGTGCCCATAGCGTTTTGTGGCACGTTTTGAGTAGGTACTACAAGTGGTCTTCCGTTACCATCTACTGCGGCTTGCAAGAATGCGAGCCTACGTGGGTGCATGACTATTAGGTCAGCGCCTGCAAATCGGTTACTGTTGATTTGTTGTATGCCGTCCACTATTTTAGAAAAAAGTTCCGACCCACTGGGCGAACCGTCTGTATAGGTAACAGCGTTAATACCGCTAATGTTTGATAGTCCTAGCAAGTTGCCTGAAGACCCTGAACCGTTTAGTACTTGATCTTCTAGCACTGTTGCTACTGCGCCCATCATGTCAGCGGCGATAAGTGTATCTATGCCGGTGCCACGCTCTATTGCTTGCCTTGAAACTTGCTGTCCCGAAGCTATAGTTCTGATGTCAATGGAAATTAAGGAATCGTCCAAATCCGTTTGTGACACTGCGGAGTTTTCGCTTGCCTGTGCGGCGGCGCTTGTACCAGTAGTTACCCTTGAAATATTTATGCTCATCCCATCTTGAGGAAGTGGAAGGCTTGTGCACTGATCGGCGAATGGTCGCCCTGCTCGTGAAAGCTCGGCGGCTAGTTGCGTTAAATACTGTGGAACTACTAAACCAGCGTAATTGCTCACGCTTCCTGCCCTGTGTTCTACGTCCATTTCTTGCCTGTGTCGTCTAATACGGTCGCTGGCTTCGATGTCATTGTTGTATTGCATATTGTATAGGTCAGCGAAAAAACTAACGTTACGGTTTTCTTCTGCATACGTGTGTGGTTCGTTAGTAACGACAACGTTACCCACTGCCCGTGTTTCGCTGTTATCTGTAGCGGCTACTTCAGCTCGCAGTTTAGCGGCTTCCAAATTAGATGTCTGAACTTCTCTTAATTCTGAGATACGGACGTCTAGCTCTGATGCTCTTGTTGCCAAGTCTTTAAGACTGGTGTCTTCTGTTTCGGTGAGGTCGCGTTCTTCGTCAGCGGCACGGTTAACTAAGCCTTCTTGTGCGGTGCTGATCTCTGCACGTTCCTCAACCAGTTGGTCAAGTAATTTCATGATTCTCCAAATAATAGTTTTGATTATGTTATCTGGGTGTGTGCTAGGTGGTGGATTACACCGGCGTAGCATACGGCGCGGATATAAGCCTGATTGTAACCTACAGATTGTGCTAGTTCAAGGATTAGTTAACAAATGCCGCCAGCGTGCAAGTCTGGGTACTAGTTCTTCGTCGTCAGGGTCGTATGCTCTAGTCGATAGTACTTGCGCTTCTTGGTATGCAGGTTGTGTGACTAGCCCTACATGGTCTAATTTGGCTTCTAAGCGTTGCACGTGCTGTCTGCCGTCTACTTGCGTTGTTTTGTTGCGTACTGGTATAAAACCTACTGATAAGCCGGTGACCATGCCTTCTTCTGCTAATGTGCGGGCTTCTTCTCCCCTAGCGGTGCCTGCTAGCTTGAAATCGGCTATTAGACCTGTTGCGGTTTTTTCCCAGCTTACGGACATGCCTATCGGGTGGCGTTGTGTGTCGTGTTGCTCTAGTAGCGGTATGCGGTTGCCTCGTTCTTTTATGCTTTTGTCAAATACGCCGCTTGACAGTGTTTCAACATACCGCCCAGTATCGTAACGTGATTGAAACGGTGCTACTAGCCCTACAATGTGGTGCCCGTCGTTGTCGTTGCGTGTTTCTAAGTCACTAAATTCTATTGTTCGTGTTTCTAGTTCGCTCATTCTGTCACCTCAACAATCGTTTCTTCTTGCGGTAGGTCTTCTATGCGTCGTACTTCGTCTACTGTTAAGAATCCGCTATCTAATCCTATTTTGTGGGCTT